CACCATTGTCGCCAGAACCGGACTGTCCAGTAATTATAAATTTTATGGCACCTCCGGTTGTAATGCGTATGGTACCGAGGAAATACCGGTTAATCATACGCATACACGAATAATTTCGAGATTTTATAAACCTATAGTTCGATCCGGGTACGGTAGTACCCATAGCTGCAGGGGCGGAAAGAGTTGAATAACTACTCCCAAGCATTTTACGACCGGGTCCCTGACGTTTCGTCGGTTCCTTACGACGCTGCTTAGGAGGTGGTACATTCTTCCGCTCACCTTGTTGTTTTTTACGCCTATTCGCACGCCTATTGGCATTACGTTTTGCGTTTTTTCCAGGAGTTTTCTTCTGGTTTGTGGACATTTTATTATCGGGCAGGAGCCCTAATTCTCCTGCCCCAACAGATTTATCGTCTGATGGCAATGAAGTAAAAGGCGAAAACACCGTTGCATACAGTGCTGAAAGACCAACACGACCAATCGCATCTAGTGGTTTGTAGAAGGGATTGTCATGAAGGTCCTCAGCAAAAGGGCCATTTGCAATTTCATTGTATTTTTTATTCCACATTTTACCGGCATTCTCAAAGGGAATTGGAGCCGGAACAATTTTGTCAAAAAATTTTGACATCGGTATCATTTTATTAAATACAACTGCACAACATAATTATTATAATTATGTACCATGTCATCATTAACATAATCTAAAATACATGGGCAGTTAAATGGGCCGCCTTGATATAAATCAATAAACCGCTCAATTAAGAGCTGGCGACCCACAGTAATACCAAACACCTGGAACATCAATTCTCTAGACGACATACAAACTTCCTTAGCAACTAATTTCGAACGAACAGCATCTCGAATCAATTCTATATGATAACGATCTTCAGTTTCATCAATATAAGGCAAATAATTTCTAGTTAATTTCAAGAACTTCAGGGCAAAGCATTGAATAATTGGACAGCCTGCAAATTGATATAACAAACTCATCGCACGGCTGCGAATTAAACCTTGCTTAATGTATTCAGCAGAACGAGAATACTTCATATTGGTCCAAGAAAAATTGAGGATAATTTTAATCGGGTCAGTAATGACTACTAATGAATTCAAATCAAAAATTTGGCCACAAAACGACGCCAATGAAGGTGACGTCAAATAAGTCATTTTGACTAGGAATCCAAGATTTTTCACAAAATCGGAAGAAATAATTGGTCCTACATAAGTACAGACACAATCATCACCTTCGACAAAAATTCGAATTTTCTTACACTTGTGATAATTCAACACAAAAAGGGTAACCATTAAATTTGTAAACCCATTTCCTAAACTAGTATTCATCTCACCGGACATACGGCGAGAACGAATTTTAAAAATCCAATTTCTAAAAACACAAGTGTTGATTCCTAAAAGTTCCTCCAAAAACTCTGAAAATTCATCAAATTCAGGTAACCGTTCAATCATAAACTTATAAAGGACCATTTCAATGGCCTTCATAACTTCAGGGACGAACGACGCCTCATATTGAGAATAATCAGTAACCAAAACACGACGTAAATTCTCGTTCGGCCTATCCGTAAATCCAAAAGAATCACCCAAACAATCCAAAATAATTTTAGGACGATCAGGTATAGGTACTTTCTTAATGAAATACGGAAAACCGTAACTCGCCTTGACCGAAAAAAGGCTATTTTCAATAGCCTTAAATATTGGTCCTACACGAATTTTAAATTCATCGCAACGGGCCAAAATGGCCCGAGGCGGTTTATACAATGGATAAGCTTCGTTCTTAATAAAACAATTAACAATTTTCATATTGTTCAAGAACGGAAAGCCAGAAGTGACAGTTTCCTGGTAAATTTTCAGCAACTCGTTTTTCTTACGACGAGTATATAATGTGGCTTCTAACCAGGATTTAAAAGCCACATCATCCAACAAACTCAATTGCGTGCAATGTCGACCGACCCACTTACGGGTAAAGGCCGACGCAGCACGTAATAAATCATCACTAATTTTTCCTTCATGGTCGCGAGCCACGCGACGAACAAACGCACACTCTTCGTTACAGCTTGCCAGCATGTCTGGCTGGGGAAAGCACGCACCAACGAAATGACATCCAAGTGAGAATCTAACAGGTCTAGACCCTTCGTTAATTTCGATATTAGGATATATACGACGGCGAAAGCCGTTATAAGGTGTATAAGCGCAAGCAACGGGTTGATCGGTTGCTGTGTATCCGAATTTGACGGTGGTGCGCCTGCGCTTAGTGAATCGAAAAAAGGCTCGTTCTTAGGCATTGGCAATTTAGCCAAACTCGATTTCATTAATTGTAAATACA